AAAGAATTTTGAGGTTCGTTTTGACGGTGATCGAGGGTTCATTGTCGGCGACCTGCTGCGGCTACGCGAGTGGCAAGGCGATATTGGGCTGCCGGAAGGCCAGAAATGGACGACCGAACACGGTTACACTGGGCGAGAAGTAACGCGGCGTGTGACTTACATCTTGTCTGGCGAGAGATGGGGCTTGCTCCACGATTATGTCGTTATGGCGCTGGAGTCCGCGCCATGACCCCGCGCCCTCCGAGCGAGGTATCCGACGCGCGCTTGCGCGAAATCCGCACGCTCGAAGAAGCCTATTCAGCCGTTGAGCGCCTCACCAGAGAACGGGATGAGGCCACAGCACGCGTGAACCAATTCCAACGGGCCGACCAGATTTCGCATGAGCGCGCCGAGAAAGCCGAGCGCGAGCTTTCCGAGGCGCGCCTCGCCCTCATCGTGCTGCGCGACGCCATCCCTTACGTCGAGAGCATCGGCACACCAGAAGCAGCGAGGATGGCCGTCGACATGCGCGCGGCTCTTTCTCCTCCGTGCGACGGTAGAGCGGAGGCGGAGCGCGAGGCAGAGCGGGCCGTGGTGCGGGCGGCGCGTCGATGGGTAGACTCGTTGCAAGCTGCGGGAAAACGCTATGGAGTCCATTATACAGGGTCGCCAGAGTACCAGTACGTTGCGGATGCGCTCGCGGCCCTCCCCGCCTCTCCGTCAGACAAGGAGGACACATGACGCCCGAATGCCCAGGCGGCCGAGCCGGCGATCGCCAGATCATGCCGCCGAGCGGGCACCACGACTTCGGCCGTGCTGTGGAGCGCGCCGGGCAGCGCACGCTCGTCTGCAGCTTCTGCGGCCTGCACGCGCCCGTGCCGGCGGGCGAGGCCAAGCGCGAACCCCAGGTCGGCTCGTCTGGTCTCAAGCCTCTGGTCAAGCTCCCGGGCTACACGCCGGCGCCGCCGAACCTGCTGCGCACCGCGCTCACGCTCCGGGAGAAGCAGGCGCAGCTCGCCGGCCTGCGCCAGCGCCTGCTGACCCGCGACGAGGCGGTCAAGGCCGGGTTCCCCCAGCACGAGATCGATCTGGCGTGGCCGCCCAATGCTTAGGGTCATATCGCTGGGCGCCGGCGTCCAGTCGACCACCATGGCGCTAATGGCCGCCGCCGACGAGATCGGGCCGATGCCTGACTGCGCGATCTTCGCCGACACGCAGAGCGAGCCGCAGAGCGTGTACCGCCATCTCGACTGGCTCGAGCGTCAACTGCCGTTCCCGGTTCACCGGGTTACGGCCGGCAGTCTACGGGCTCAGATCATCGGCTCCATGAACGGCACCGCGAAGACGAACGGGCGCCCGCCCTTCTTCACGCTCGACGGCGGCATGCTCAATCGCCAGTGCACCCAAGACTTCAAGATCATCCCCATCGAACGCAAGGTCCGCGAGCTCGTGGGTCTGCGCCCGCGGCAGCGCAACCCGAAAACCATCCTAGTCGATCAGTGGATCGGCATCTCGACCGACGAGGCGTGGCGCGTCAAGCCGTCGTGGCTCCCCTTCGTGAAGCACCGGTGGCCGTTGATCGAAGCCGGCATGGCGAGGCGGCATTGCATCGATTGGTGCGAGGCTCACGGCTTCCCCACGCCACCCAAGAGCGCATGCACCTTCTGCCCGTATCACGATGCCAAGCAATGGCGCGACATGAAGCTCAATGATCCTGACGCCTTCGCCGACGCGATCGTGGTCGACGAGGCGATCCGCCCCGGTATGCCAGGACCACGCCGACCGGCGGGCGAGCGGTGGTTCGTCCACGCAAGCCGGACGCCGCTCGCCGATGTCGATTTCTCGACCGCCGAGGACCGCGGCCAGCTCAACCTCTTCACCAACGAGTGCGACGGCGTCTGCGGTGTCTAGGCTGATCCGCGTCTTCCCGCGCCGCACCCGCGCGACGCCCGACGACCCGCTGGCCTGGGTCGGACCGCCCGATCTCACCGTCTATGCCGACGAGGTCAGGATCTCGGTCACGTTCAGCCAGGACATGGCGGAGGCGGAACGCTTGGCGGAGCAATGGCGCTGGGTCGCGCCGGTCAAACTCGGCGGCCCGGCCTACGAGAAAGACAGCTACGAGCTCGCGTTCACGCCAGGGCTCTACATCAAGCCCGGCTACACCTTCACCTCGCGCGGCTGTCCGCGGCGCTGCTGGTTCTGCGGCGTCTGGAAGCGGCTCGGCGCCGCCACGCCGATCCCGGACTTCCCCGACGGGCACAACATCCTCGACGACAATCTGCTGGCCTGCCCCAGGCCGCACGTCGAAGCCGTCTTCGCCATGCTGCGCCGGCAACCCGGGCGCGTCCAGTTCACCGGCGGGCTCGAGGCGCTGGCGCTCCAGGATTATCAGGTCGACCTGCTCGCGGGCCTGACGCCCAGGCCAAATTGCTTCTTCGCCTACGATCCCCAGGACGCCTTCGAGACGCTGGAGAGCGCCGCCAGCCGCTTGCTGGCTGCTGGCTTCACGCGCGAATCCCACCGGCTGCGCGCCTACGTGATGATCGGCTACCCGAAGGACACGTTCGAGCTTGCCGAGAAGCGTCTGAGGGACATGGTCGGGATCGGCTTCACGCCGATGGCGATGCTCTGGCGCCCGGACACGCCGTCACAGGAACGGCATGCACCCGGGCCAGAGTGGCGAGCCTTTCAGCGGCAGTGGGCCCGCCCGAAGATCATCCACGCAAAATCACAGCGACCACCAACGCCATAGCTGCCACCCCACGTACCACGCCGCGAGCCCGCCGGCCGCGAGCGCGGGAGCCCGGATGCGCTCGACCCGGCGCTCCGCGATCTCCCACCCGAGCTCGCCCAGCGTGACCGCGTGGCGCCGTCGACGGCGCCGCACCGCGACCGAGACGGGGCGCCGTTGGCGGAGAAAGTACGGTCTCATGGTTGGCACTCGATGAAAGCGGTCACGAACTTGGCGGCAACCTGCGGGACGACCGCGTTGCCGGCGGCGCGCAGCTTTCCCACTCGAGCGGGAACCCCATGAGCCAGAGGCTGAAGGCCGGATTTAACTGGCCGGCGCTTGCCGTCGCGGCAGTCGATCCACTCGGCATCTGCCCATGGTGAACGACCTGATTGTTGAGTTGCTCGCCCTTGGTCGAGCCGCCGCGCTCCTGCGCTGGCGTTGCCCATGCCGCCACTTGCAGCGACAGGCTCGTCAGCGACATGCCGAGGCTCGCACCGTTCTCTATCGCCTTCTCTTTGCGGGCCAGGAATTGCTCCGGCGTTCCGCCAGCTTCCTGAGCTGCTGGTGTCGCCCATCCCGCGAGCGTCACATAGTCGTCGAGGTTCCTGCGTCGCCCGCCCGTCCGCTCGATCTGGCCGCTCCGGCTGTGCGCCCCGTCCCTCGACTGCGGGCTCGGCCAGCCGACTTGCTGCGCTTCCTCGTTTAGATTCCGGTATCCCGCCGTTCCACCGTTCTTGCGCTTTTTTGCGCGCGCCTTCGATGCCTCTACCTGTTCCGGCGTCTTCGGCGTCGCCGCGTCGTGCTGCTGCGGCGTCGGCCACCCAATAGAGCCGCTGCCGGATGTGGAACGCCCCGACGCCCGCAGCGCACAGATCGGCAGCCCCGACGGCATATCCATCGCCTTCCAGGTCAGCGCGAACACCGGCGAGCCATTCACGTCCAAGCGCGCCCGCAACCTGCTCTCCAAAGACCGTTGCAGGCCGGCACTCGGCGATGAGCGCGTGAAAAGCGGGCCAGAGGTGTCGTTCGTCGGCATGGCCTTTCCGCTGTCCCGCGCTCGAAAGCGGCTGACATGGACAGGAGCCGGTCCAGACGGGTCTATCGTCGGGCCATCCAGCGAGGCGGAGCGCGTAGGACCATCCGCCAATGCCGGCGAAGAAGTGGCATTGTCCATACCCGGCAAGGTCGGATGCGCTGATATCGACGATGCTACGCTCGTCGACGTCCCCTGGGGCGATGTGACAGGCGGCGATGAGGTTGCGGAGCCATTGCGCGGCATAGGGGTCGATCTCGTTGTAATAGGCTGATCGTATCATGACGCAGCCTTCGCCGCGCGCGCCATCGCCTTCACCAGCGAGAACACGCTCCGCTGCAGGTCCGGCTCGAGCGTGGCGAAGTGCCGGGCGAGCTCCAGGATGACGCGCTCGCTGGCATAGGACCCGCCCCCGCCCGTGATCGGGGGCGAGGCGCGGTCACCCAGCCCCTCGAAGAAGTACCCGGGCGTGACATCGAGCACGTCCGAGACCAGCCACAGCATGCTCGACGACACCCGGTTCCGGCCCTTCTCGTACTTCTGGACCTGCTGGAACGTGATCCCGAGTTTCGCCGCGAAAGCCTCCTGGCTCAAGCCCAGGATCAGCCGCCGCTCCCGGAGTTTGGCTCCGATGTGCTCGTCGACGTGGTGGAGGTCCCGGCCGCGCTTGCGCTCCACCGCCGTCACCTCTCGCACCTGACGGCGAACTCATGCGATGTCTCGCCGTGCGAAGCCGCCAGGGCGGTGCAGTAGCGCTCGTACCCGGGTGCTTGGCTCTGGCGCATGGCCACGATCCCCAGGGCCAGCCCCAGGATGACGACGCATATAACGATTTTGGTCGAACGTGCTCTCATGGTGTTCCCTCTCGGTCCCGGTGCTTGGCGCACCCGCAAGGGGCAGGGCTCGCGCTTCCCGGCCCCTGACGGCTAAGCCCTATGCGAAATCCGCGTCGTGCACGAGCGCGACATCGCCAACGATCTGGTGCGTAGTTCCAGGCTGGCAGACTGCGTGGTAGAGTGCTGTGGCCTTCGCGTTGAACGGCTTGGTCGCCCTGACTGGCTTCATTTCGAGGCGCCCATTACCGTGATCGACCAACTCCGTCTCATAGCCACTGTCATCGACGGCCATCATGAGATCCGATCGACTGGCCCTGCCGACCGCTACGAAATCGAGGGTATGGGCGCCGATCGCCTTGAGAAGGTGAGTGATACTTGGTTTTTTGCGCACGATCTCTTCCGCGCCATCGGTGCGCAGCACCAGAAACGTCCCTACATCTACAGTCGGTAGTAGATATTTGCTCATCGACTTGGCCCCTTTCGGTGCTTGGCGCACCCCTGGTCCCCGCGCTCTGACAGCGGGGCTCAAGGCTGCGTCAGCGCTTGCGTGATCTCATGATCTCGCGCCACCTCACCAAACGGGGGTGCGGTCGGCGTTTCGCTGGCGTGGTCGGTTTCGCCAGAAACCCAGGTTCCACGAGACCGCCCTCGACCGGCTCCATGTCGCACCGCCGCTCGGCGAGCGCCCGCCGCCCTTCGGGGGTGAGGATGATCGGCACAGCATAGCGGTCCTCGGACCAGCGGCCGACGATGAACCATCTGCGGTGCTGCTTGATCCACCCGAGGATTTCCATGCCGGAGATCAGGCCGTCGCGCCATTCGTCGATCTTCTCAGGCAGTCCTCGCTTGTTCCAGACGCAGAACCAGAGCGGACGCCCACTGGCGCGCTCCATGAGCCGCCATTGTCGGTCGCGACCCCATCTCGCAGACCGCCTCTCGTCCATACCCTTCAGATGGCGCGGTCTCACCTGACCGCCCTTGATACTGGCGTGGTCGGAAACATCGTGATGTGCCCAGCCGTCTCGGCAGGCACATTCAGCGCGCAGAACCCGCCCGGGTACGCAATCAGCGTATCGGCGCAGGCGATGTCGATGGTCGGGTGCGGCATCTCCATGGCGCGCCGGCCCAAGTCCGCTGGGCTGCACGCCGAGAGCGCGGCCAAGCCCATGAGTGCGATCAAGGCCGCGCCCGCGACCCGGTCGGCGCCGCCCTGCGCGAGCCGCGTCCACGCCACGATATCCCGGGCCTCGTATCCGCGCTCCTTGCACTCGTCGCAGAAGCCCGAGACGAACCCGGTCGACGCCGTGCCCCGCCACGTCGCGGGCTTGCCGCACTCGTGCCCGAACGTGCCCGGCTCCGCGTTGTGGCACTTGCCGTCGATGGCGTAGCTCATGACCGGCCCTCCGCGAGCGCTCGTGCGGCGGCTCCATCTCGTGCGGCCGAAAGAAGCGCCTGCCTGTCCGCGTAGGACAGCGGCTCGCGCGGGTCGCACGCCGAGATATTGGCCACGGCAACAAAGATGGTCCGGAGCGCCGCCAGCATGGCGTCGTGCGCGTTCAGCGCCCGCACCACCACGGCGGCGATGTCATCGATCTCCCGCTCGCTCCGGTCATGGTCCACATTCTTCCCCCGCGCATCCAGCATCTCGCCCCCGGGCTCATACGTGAGCGGCAATGCCAGGAGATCGCCTACGCGCGGCTGTGCAGTCTGGGAAACGTCAGGTCTCGTCGCCATCTCGGTACTCCTCATGCTGATCCCGAGACGCTACACCCTGGAGTTTCATGTTGTCAACCGGGAGTTGGTGGTATAGCGTGCGCCCATGATCGTCCGCCTCGGCATCCCGGCCTGCTTTAACCGATTCTCCGGCGTCGCCAAGTCGCTCGGCTCGCCCATCCTGGTCAGCGCCAACGCGTTCCGCCGCGACGGCAAGTTCTGGCGCCCGTCGGCCGATCTGTTCCACGGCGCCGACGTCGCGCTCGACAGCGCCGGCTTTGTCGCCATGTTCCGATATCGCGGCTACCCCTGGACCCAGGCCGAGTATGTCGCGCTCGCGGCTTCGCACCCATGGACGTGGTGGGCCGCGATGGACTTCTGCTGCGAGCCCCAGATCGCCCGTGACCGCGACGAGGTCGCCCGGCGCGTCCTCGAGACCGCCATGATGCTCGAGCGCAACCGCGACGAGGCCGAGATCCAGGGCGTCAAGCCTCCGATGCCCGTCCTCCAGGGATGGCTACCCGAGGACTACCTCGTGTGCGCCGAGATGATGGGCGACCTCCCGGCCCTCGTCGGCGTCGGCTCAGTCTGCCGCCGTCCACTCAGGGGCGACGACGGCGTGCTCGCGGTCATTGCCGCGCTCGACCGCCATCTCCCGAAGTCCGTGGGCCTCCACCTCTTCGGCGTCAAGGGCAGCGCCATCGGTGTGCTCGCGGGCCATCCTCGCATCACATCCATGGACAGTCAGGCATGGGACCGCGCCGCACGCTGGGAAGCCAGCAAGGGCCGCTTCTCCTGCTCCGTCGCCCACCGCGAGAACCACATGCGCCGCTGGCATCAAGAGCAGATCGGCCAACTCGGGCTGTTCGCGTCCAGTCGGCAGGGCGTCCTGATCTGACCCTACCGGCTGCCATGCACGTTGCGCCGTTTTGGGCGCGCGGGTATCGTGGCGCTCGATGGTTGATCGATCTGGCCTCGCCGAAACGTTGAGCAACGGGCACATTGACGCCGGGGTGCTGGCGACGCTGTGCCGGCAGCGCGGGCTGACGGAGCGGCAGACGGCGTTCACGGTGAACTTCCTGGCCGTGGAGCGGAACGCCTCGAAGGCCTATCGCGAGTCCTACGACGTCAAGGTCAAGACGGCGACGCGCTGGGTGATGATCGAGGCGCTGAAGCTGCTACGGCATCCCAAGATCGCGCCGTTGATCCAGGAATACCGCGATAAGGTGGAGCCGGCGATCGCCCAGGCAGTGGTCGACATTTCGGCCGTGAACCGTGCGTCGATCCTCAACCAACTGCGGAAGATCGGCTTCGCCAATCTGAGCCGCTATGGGCGCATCGACGAGGAGGGACAATTCATCGTCGACCTCAGTGCCTGCAGCGAGGACGATATGGCGGCGATCCAGGAGATCAAGGTCGAGGAGACGACGGACGCAGTCGGCAAGGTGATGCGCAGGACGTGGATCAAGCTGTCGCCGCCGCGCCAGGCGCTGGAGCTGATGGGGCGGGAGATCGGGATGTTCCCGCTGCAGCACAAGGTCGAGGTCGAGGACACGACGCCGCCCGAGGTCCGGGAGGAGCGGGCGAAGCAGCGGCGGCAGACGATCGAGTGGCTGCGCGAGATGGAGCGCGGGCGGCACCTGCCGGCGCCTGCGCCCGGCGGCCCGATCATCGACCAGGAGCCCGAGGCCGCGCCAGCGAAGCCGAACGGGAAGGGAAATGGCCATGACCGGTAGGACGCGAGAGGCGGCCATCCAGGAGGTCACGCGCATCGGCGTGCGTCCAGGCGAGCCAGAGTTCGAGAAGATGCTCGACGCCTCGATGCGCGGCTGGCCAGCGTGGCGGATCGCGCAAGCCTATGACCTGTCGCCCTCGCTGATCTATCGCCTGGGCGGTCCAGTTCCGGAATATCAGCGAGCGGTCAAGAGGCCGTCATAGCGCGCATGCCATTGGTCCGGTGCACCAACTGCGGCGGCGAAGGCCACTGGGCCGGCAACTGCCACCTGCCCAAGAAGGCAAGCGCCAAACCACGGAGAAAGGCTAATGGCAATCACAGTGTCGCTCGTACTGCTGTCGCTGATCAGCTTGCTCTCGACGCGGCGCATGAACAGGATCGAGCGGCGCCTCAGCCGCCTAGAGACCGCGTTAAGCTTACCGCCCCTCCAGGGGAGTGCGCCTACTGCGACAACCGCCGCGCCTACCTCGCCAAAGCCATGAGGAAGAGCCGGAAGAAGGCCAAGGACCCCGCGTGATGCTGACCGTCGAGTCGACGCCGCTCGTCGCCGATGTCCGGTTCCTGCACGAGGGGCTGCTGGAGTTCAACCGCGAGGCCACGGGTGGCGGCGAGGAGCTCGGGGTCTTCGAGCGGCTGCATGGCGAGTTCATGGGCGGCGCCTACGGCTGGACCTGGGGCGGGACCTGCTACCTCCGCTACGTGTTCGTCCCCGAGGTGCTGCGCCGGCTCGGCCTCGGCCGGAAGATCATGCGTGCGGTCGAGTCCGAGGCGCGCCGCCGCGGCTGCCACCAGATCATGCTCGAGACGCACAGCTTCCAGGCGCCGGGGTTCTACCGTAAGCTGGGGTTCGAGGTCACGTGCGAGATCGCGGACTATCCCCGCGGCCACCGGCACATGACGATGGTCAAGCGGCTGGGAGAGTGACGATGGATGAGAACGACGGTCTCGACATCCCGCCCCGGCCGACGAGCGCCAGGGACGCTTCCCGCGAGGCGACACGCGAGTGGCTGAAGGCGAAGATGGCGCAGCCGCCCTGGCATGAAGAGCCGCGCCCGGCGAGAGAGGCACGGCTCTGGATTGCCGTCGGGAGCGCCGTCGTCGCGATCCTGGCCGCCCTCGGTTACCTGGAGCTACGTGCGGTCGAGGATCACGTCATGGCCTGCGGCGGCGAGATGTGGCTCGACGCCAACGGCGAGGCCACGCGCTACGTGCTCGACTGCAGCAAGAGCGAAATGGTCGTGCACCGGCCCTGAAGATCGCGGTTGCGGCGCGCGGCGGTTGAGGAGTAGAAGTCAAGACCGCCCGAGAGGTACCCCACCCATGCCACGCGTCGCTTCCGCCATGCCCCGCCTCTCGCCGACGCTGGAGGACTGCGACATCATCGGCCGCCGGCTGATCCGCGTCGTGCGGGAGTGGCGCCGCCATCACCCTCACCGCGAGCGCCGCTTCGGCAAGGCCACGGAGGTCGCCGCCATGGTCCAAGTCATCAAGCGCGCGACCGAGGACTACATGGAGTTTGGCCCGTCGCCGAGCGCCGTCGGCTTCGCGATCGCCACCTTCGATCAGGACGAAGCTATCCAAGAGTTCATCAGGAGGAGCTTGCCATGAGTGTCCCGAGCGTGAACGAGGTCCGGGGTCTGGTGCAGCGGCACACCGAGAACCTCTACAACGAGGCCGTGACGGTGTTCGGCTATCACGGCCACCCGGACGGCCCCGCCATGACCGACGATGACGTGAAGCGTCTGACCGAGGCGCAGGCGACCCTGACCCAGGCCCTGATGGAGCGCTACCAGCGCAAGGGCGAGGTGCTGGCGAAGCGCCAGGCCGAAGCGGATGAGGCCAAGCGTGCGCTGGAGCGGCAGAACCGCGCCGCGGCCGAACTCACGAAGAGACCGCGCTGATGAGTCTCGGTCGCGTTCCGACAGAAATCGGTCTTTTGGTCAGGGCCGCGCGCGAGTGGCGCGATGCGCGGCGACTGGCGGTGGCCGAGCCGAGCAAGCCAGGCGCTATGGATCGGCTGGCGAGGGCAGAACATGTCCTCGCCGCCTGTGTCGGCGACCTGGACACATGACCGAGCCCGCGGCCCTGACCGCCGCCAAGGTCTCCGAGGTCTTCGACCACGAGCACGAGGAGTGCTTCCACGACCTCTTCAAGGGTTCGTGGGCGCTCCGCCCGCGGTGCCGCTTCTCGGACGCGCGCTGGCGCTACGTGCCGCTGCGGTTCGACCCGCGCCGGCCGGCCTGGGGCATCTTCGACCGCCTGGAGCGGCGCTACGTCGACGACGAGATCCATCAGATCTCGCTGGAGCAGCTGAGGTCGAGGATACTGGACTGATGGAACATTGGGCGGAGCGGAAAGGACGAACGCGGGACACTGGCCAACCCGCCGCTCTTCATCACCGGACGCCAGCCCTTCAAGTGCGGATCAGCTCGCGAGGCGCCGCCATGCCTAGGGATAGGGTGACGCCCAATGTCTGAGACGCCGCTACCGATTCGCTTCGTGATCTTCGTCGGCGAGACCCCGATCGAGATCGACCTCAAGCAGATGTCGCCGACGATGCGGCTGGGGTTCCGTGATCTGGCCGCGGAGGCTCGGCTGCTGGTCAGCGCACTCCCGCCGTCGTGCTCTGGCTCGGTCCCGATGCTGCCGCAGAGAACCTGAAGGAGGTGGACATGCTCAAGCTCATCATGGGCGGCCCGAAGCCGGGCCGGAACGCCAACCGGACCTGGCAGGAGGTCGAGGATCTGCTGGAGACGCTCGCGCCACTGGCGCGCAAGTTCTTCGAGCGGCGCGAGATCTCGATCTGGGCCAACCCAGACGATGGCGTGCAGATCATCCTGAAGGCCGACGGCGCCGAGTACACGGGCAAAGGGCGCGACCCCTGGGAGGCGGCGCAGGACCTGGGCAAGAAGGCAGCGGCGGTCGCCGAGGCACTGGCTAAGACGATTCCTCAATGATGCCGTGCCAGCGCTGCGGACGCGAGCACGGTCCGCATCCGATCTGCAACTACGGCGTCCATCCGTTCGACTTCGTCACGAGCCCGATCTTCTACATGCCGGCTATTGTGGGCGCCGTGCTCGGGATCATCTCCGCCGTCCTGGGCTTGTAATGTCGCTCCGCGATGCCTTGGTCACGCTCACGACCTATCGCCCCGGCGAGCGCTGGGCGGTGTGGGCCGACAGCCAGAACCAAGTTCAGATGTGCCGCCTCGACAGTCACCTGGGCGCCGGTACGTGGGCGACGCCGATCGGCCACATGACCGAGGGCGAGATGGCGAAGCGCGGCTGGGTCAAGATCCCGGGACCGGAAAGCGCCGCGGAACGCTACCGTGTGGCGCTCGAGACGGTCGAGGCGGGACGCCCAGCGGGCTCGCCGGAAAGCACCCTGGCGAGCGACGGTAGCTGGCGCGAATTCGCGCGTGATCTACAGCGCGTCGCCCGAATGGCGCTGCGGCCATGAGAAAGCCGTCGCACCCCGGCGCGCTGATGCGCGAGCAGCTGAAGATCCCGATCGCCTCCGCGGGCCGACGGATGGGAGTGAGCCGCGCGGCGCTGTCGGCGACGCTGGCCGGCAAGAGTTCGCTGACGGCCGATATGGCGTTGCGCTTCGGGCGCCTCGTCGGCGCCGCGCCGGAGCTCTACCTGAACATGCAGGCGAAGCTCGACCTCTGGAAAGCTCGCCGAAGCCGATGAAGTCCCGGACCAAGATCACCCGGCACATCAAGATGCTGTTCCAGGCGCAGGACGGGCTCTGCTTCCTGTGCGACCAAGCGATGCTGCTCGAGCGTGGCGAGCAGGATCCGCACGGCCTCGTCGTGAGCAAGGAGCACGTCTACCCGATCGGGCACCCGATGCGTCGGACGCACGACGGCCACGGCGTGGTGCTGTCGCACGCCGACTGCAACAGCGAGCGCGGGCCGCGGTGGCCGACGGAAGCCGAGGTCGAGAAGGCGAAGCAGATCCACGCGCGCCTCGGCGAGATCCCGCCCGAGGGAACGACGCAGCGGCGCCTGCGCAAGCGGGTCGAGACCGTAAAATCCGCACTCGACGGCAAGGGCCGGCTTCCAACGCCGCTGGCGGTGCAGCAGGCGGAATGGAACCAGCTTCCGTTCAACCCGGCATTGCCTGGGCTCGCGGAAAGGCGTACCAAGGACGCATGACCTGTCGCTCGATGGAATTGCCCGGTGGCGGATACGCGATCGTCTGCGGGCCGAAGCCGCGTGGTGGCCGCTGCTGGGCGTGCAAGCGGCCAGGGACGCGGCTCTGCGACTGGAAGATGGGCGAGGGCAAGACCTGCGACCGTCCGATCTGCTCCGACCACGCTGAGACCGTGGCGCCCAACAAGGACCTGTGTCCCGAGCACCAGGAAGCCTATCGGGTGTGGCTGGCCAAGCGGCAGGCCGCGTCGTGAAGCTCCGCCGCACGCCCCACGCGATCGCGGTCACGGTGGCCCTCGTGGCCCTGGCCGTCGTCGCCCCGGCGGTGTTCGAGGCCCTGATGCTGGCCGTGGGCTCGGTCACGACGGCGGTCGCGGTGGTCATCTACTGGCACTTCGCATGATCTGGGTCCTCGTCGTCGTTTGCCTGCAGTCGCCCGACAACTGGGTGAACCACTGCAAGCCGCCCATGGAGGCGGTCACGATCCAGGTGTTTGCGTCGAAGCAGCTATGCGAGGCCTACCAGCCGATTGTCTCGCCCGGTCACTCGTTCGCCTTCACATGCATAGAGATGGAGGGGCGCATCGATGACGCCGATGCCCCTACGCAGGTGCGGTGATGGAAGCGCCTAAATGCAAGACCTGCGGGGAGCGGCACTGGGGCGTGGCGCACGTCTTCGGCGCATCCAAGGCCGCGCCGGGCAAGGCGAAGCCCAAGGGCCTGCAGCGCAAGAAGCCGCTCCGGCGGAAGGGAACGAGATGACGACCGATCGGCATGCGCACGTCTACGACTGCGGCGACCGAAGCAACCCCATCCCGCCCGAGCGGCGCGTATGCTTGATCTGCCGAGAACCACAGGAGAGAACGATGGTCGACAACCAGCACAAGAAGATCAGCGGCTACCGCGACCTCACCGAGGCCGAAATCGCGCTGATCAACGAGGTCAAGGATGAGGGCGAGCGGCTTCGGGCGCTTCTCCTCCGGGTGAAAGGCATTGCTGGCGTTGACCAGCGGGCCGTCGCGATCGCGCAGACGGAACTGCAGACCGCGATGATGTGGCTAGTCCGCGCCATCGCGCGCCCGGAGGGATTTTGAACATCATCGTCAACGGCGCGTTCGCCCAAGCGGGGGCGGAGGCGGACATGACCGAACGGATGCCGGGCTATCGACTTGGGATGCCGCTCGACCTGCGCCGGAGTGCGCGGGCGAGGCGTAGGCGCCACGCCTCGACGGCGCTCGGAATCGCGATCTTCCTGGCCGCCGGCCCTGCGGCGTGGTTCGGCTGCACCGGCGCGGCGACGCTGCTCTACGGCTCCGACGCTCCGGTCCCGCTGGACCGGAAGGTCCTGCTCACGCCCGACGGGCCCGTGATCCTCGGCCCCGGCGGCCCGATCGAGGCCCCGCCGACCGACGACGATACCGACACCCTGCCCTGGCGCGGCGATCGCCGGAGCATCTGATGAAGATCGACGATCGCGCCCTTGCGGAGTTCATCGGGATGCCGACCAGCGCCCCGCCGGCGACCGCGACCGACGTCGTGAAGTGGCTCTACACACCAGTGGACAGCGCCGGCCGCGAGGCGCGACGCCGATTGCTTGGCGAATGGCTGGTCGAACAGATCGAGAAGTGAGAAGAGGCGCCGGCCATCGCTGACCGGCGCCCCTGGGTGCTCCCCGTTCGGCCCGAGTGGGCCTAGCAACCGCAGATTACGCCGTCGCGACGTTTCCGGCAACCGGTCCTTGGCCTTGCTGCTGCCGGGCCAGTTCGTCAGCCGTTGGCTGTCTCTGGCGATGCACCCTGACCATCTCGTAGGAGACGATGTCGGCGAGGATGCGCCGCCATATAGCCTCGGTCAGTGGCCCGTCGGCGAGATCACTACCACGCGTCCAATCCTCGCCCGCTCTCGGCTTGCGGCACGAAGCCGTGCAGCCGAGGTAGCCCTCGTTCATGAGTTCTTGATGCGGCACCTTGCTCCAGTCTACCGCCGCTGGAGAATCCGCCCCGAAAGGCACCAGCGGCACCTTGCGAAGCTTCGGGTCACTGGCCGAAATGGTATAGCGGTGGACGTCGGTATAGATACGGATGCGGAGTTCTGTTTCTCCGGTAGCCACGACCTCGACATTGTCGCGGGTGTTGCCGAAGCGGGATAGGTCGCGGTCGACCCAACTGGCGAAGTCTACGATGGTAGCCATAACGGCTCTCCTTGCTCAGGTTGCCGGGTAGCCATAACGGCAGCCGGCGGCGTTTGGCGCCATCGCGAGCCTATCACGCCGCTTGCGCCGCATTCAACTTCGGGTGTACCAAGGGTCTCGCGACTGGGCAGGCCCCGGTCTGAGGAGCGCAAGCGATGAAGGCGAAGCGAGGCCGCCCCTGTCTCGGCGCGCGGGCGATGACCAGCAGCGAACGCAGCAACAAGCGACGTACGCGGCTATTGGCGATCGAGAAGGCGGCCAGAGCCGTAGTCAAAGCCGCTCAGGAGCCAAACCCGCCGTCGCTATCTCGTCGGCTGCTCGCCCTGCAGAGAGCGCTTGGATGATCGGCGCCCGAAGCACATTCCGGGTCGGCCGCTCGATGCGGGCCAGACCCACCCGAGGCCTCGCGGCCGGTGCCCGCGGCCAGAAGGCGCTCAGACGGTTTCATGCCCACGTGCCGCTCGAACCCAGCAAAGTCCACGCACTACGGGCCGACCACCCGGCTGTTGTCGAGGGTAGGACCATGTTCCCGTCGCAGGTCCGGGCTTCGCGCGACGCGCCCGAGCTGCTGATCAGCGGCGTCAACGCGCGCAAGCTCGGCTCGCGCGTGACCAAGGGCGCCTGGGCCGGAATGCCGATCTTCTCCTTGACGCTCGAGGAGCGGGCGACGTGCCCGAGGTCTTGCGATCTCTGGCAAAAATGCTTTGGAAACGCCATGCACTTGGCCAAGCGCGTCGCCGCCGACCGTGACCTGATCCCGCTGCTGGCGGACGAGTTGCGGCGGCTCCAGCGCCGCCACGCCCGCGGCTTCGTGGTCCGGCTTCACCAACTGGGCGATTTCTTCTCCGTCGCCTACGTGCGGCAGTGGGCCGCCTGGCTGACCGAGTTCCCGGCCTTGCGGATCTTCGGCTACACGCACTGGGGCGTCGAGACCCCGATCGGCGCCGAGGTCGCGCGGATCCGCGAGTTCTGGTGGGACCGCTTCGCGGTCAGGACATCGATAGAATCCGGCTCCCGGGGTATTTCGCGGGCGCGCGGCCCGTCCGATGAAAACCCATCGTCGTCCCGCCCGGGAGCCGGCGCACTCATGCGTTCGGGAAACGACGAGAGGCCGCACCCATACCCTGCCGCGACGACGATCTGGCGCCTGCCCGAGGGGCCGCGGGTCGCCGAAGGCTTGGTCTGCCCGGCCCAGACGGAGAAGACGCAAGCGTGCGGTACTTGCGGATTGTGCTGGGCCGAGGCGGCTCGTAACGAAACCATCGTCTTCGTCGGCCACGGCATGAAGGGCGGCCGGACGGCGAACTACGGGCGCTCGATCGTCGACGAGCTCATCCGGCGCGTGGGCGCTGGCGAGCGTCAAGCCGAGGTCGCGGCGGACCTGGGGCTGACGACAGGACAGGCCGCGGGCATCATGTACAGGAAGGCGCCATGAGCAACATTCGAGGGCCAGCGGTCGGCGGGCGAGCGGTCGCAAGACGCGCCATGCGTCGCAAGGTGGACGTTATCGGCAGTGCCGCCGAGGTTCTGCTGGGCGCGTTCGGCGCCGTTGTGCTCGACAACCCCGACGGCAGCATGACGGGCCCGCGCCGTCGCGACCCGACCCGTGATCTGCTCGACGACGCGGCGGCGCAGGCGAAGCGGGAGCGCCGCCGGCAGAAGCGGCTTCGCGGGAACGCGCGGGTTGGGATATGATCGCGCCATGAGCGACTTCGATCTGAACCGCATCAACCGACGCCACGCGCAGTTCGTCGCCCTGATGCCGCCGTTCCCGGGGTGGCAGTCGCCGCTCTACGAGGATTGGCTCGATCTATACCTCAAGCTCTGCAAGGTCGCGGTGTCGATCGACCGCTTCGAGCGGGAGGCCGCCAGAGAAGCCCAAGAGGTCAAGCCGGCGCCTGAGCGGCCGCCGGCCGAGGCGCCCCTGCCCTCGCCGCTTGTCGCCAAGGAGGTGATCGGACATTCGAGACGATCGGGAGAACCTGAGAGCGCTTCGCCAGATAACGCGACGCCGCCGGCAACCTTGAGCGAGCCGGCGGCGGGTCGCGCCGAGGACGAGAGAGACATCGTGATCGCGCGCGAGCGGCTCGCCGAAGTCGCAGCTGGGCATGTCGTCGTCATGCCCGCACCCAAGACCGAGTCCCTGCGCACCCGCGGCGTCGATGCCGTCACGGCCTACGCCAAGCGCGCCGCCGAGATCCTGAAGATCATGGGCGGTCGCCGCATGCGCTACGGCGAGATCGCCAAGGCCGTAAGCTTCCCGGTCGGGCACGTCGGCATCACGCTCGGGCGCATGGTCGAACTCGGCGAGGTCAAGCGGTTCGACGTCGGCATCTACGGGGCGCCCGATGCGCCTGCACCAGACCTACCGATGGTAGGCGGTACAAGACGGGTAGATGACGACGTCAACGTCAAGATCACGGCCGCGCTACGAGAAGGCAAGTCAACCAGAGATGTCGCGGCCCTGACCGGCGCCGCCAAGAACACGGTACAGCTTAGGCGTGACGCCTTGGTGGCGGCAGGCGAGTTGAAGCCGCGAGAGGAGATGGATGGGCGTGACCTGTCTCCGCACCGTGCGCCCGTGCCTGTGCCGCTCAACGTCGGCGCAGAGGCGACCTTGACCTCGACCGAGAAGAGCGTCCTCGCCATCATCACGGGCGATTACCGCCAGGGCCGCCAGCCGACCTGGACGGAACTCGCCAAGCGCGCGGAGGTGCGGCTCGGCGGTCTTGGCGCCATCCTGGCGGCGCTGGAACTCAAGCGCCTCATCGTCCGCGATCTCCACGGGACAAGGCCATATGGCGAGCCGCCGCTGCCGGGCCATTCAGCCGACAGGGTCATCGAGCACGAGGCCGCGCCAGCGCCGCCTAAGCCGACCGAGGCCGAGCTCGTCCAGGAGCACCTCCGCACCAAGGGCGTGAGCCGCGCCTCGGAGGAGTCGCCGTGCCTCGACGACATCATCGAAGAATTCAAGCGCCAGGGCACCAAGGTGAACCCGAAGCCAGATCACGGCGGCTACATGGCGGGCGGCAAGAGGCTCATGCGGGACCAGCTTCTAGCGCAGGCGAACCGCTTCCGGATCATGCGGGGCGCTCCGGTGTGGGACAGCCGCCGGGTGCGCTGGCCGCGCGAGGACGGGACCACGCAACCGCTGCCGGCGCAGGCCGCGCAATGAGCTGGGCCACGCGCGCGGTGCACTGGTGGCGCGAGAACTTCGGCGACAGGGGCCTGCAGCCGATGGACTTCATGACGATCAAGAAGCCTAGCGAGTGCATTCCGGGAACGGCGGTGACGTTCAGTGACTTGCTGGCGATTATTGAGCCGATCGCCAACGAGGAGATCGATAGCATCGCGGACCAGCATGGAGACATCGGCATTAGGAGCCGCGGGCTGGCGCGGAGCCCCGATGGCGTGATGCTGATGTTAGGCATCAATGTCCTGACCTCGGAAGAGCTCAAGGGCGACTTCAACAAGATGGCCAACACGCTGGTGGCCAACATCGGCGCCAAGCTCGCTATGCTGCGCAAGGAGAAGCCGTGACCGACACCGTGACGATCGCGCGGATCTGCTGGGAGGCGAACCGCGCGTATTGTGCTCATGTCGGTCATCCGGTTGATCCGCCGTGGGAGGCGGCGGCCGCCGCGCAGAGCGTCCAGGGCTACATCGATGGCGTCGCCTTCGCTATCGCGAACCCAGGCTCGACGCCCGAGGATCAGCACCAAGCCTGGATGAACGCCAAGATCCTGGACGGCTGGCGCCGTGGCGACGTCAAGGACGCGGCCGCGAAGACGCACCCGGCGCTGGTGCCCTACGTGGACCTGCCCGAGGTCCAGCGCGTCAAGGACAGGCTGTTCCTCGCGATCGTGCGCGCGTTGCAGCCCCAGCCCGAGGCGCGGCCGGCCGAGACCATTCACGTCGACGAGCGCTTTGCTGGATGGATGGCGGAAGTCGGGGCGCTGCTCGACCAGCACGTCGGCAAGCACCCGCACCGCGCCGTCGACTGGGGCTATTGGGCTGACGCCTACGAAGCCGGCAAGACGCCGGTCCAGGCGGTCGAGGACGACATGGCATCCCGCCGCATAGCCGTCGGTCCGGCGCCCGAAGAGGGCGAGCAGTGACGCAACCGCGGCATGACGCTTGAGACCGGTCGCCCGGACGACTCCACCCTAACCAACGCCGACACCGGCTACTCTGACGCCGACCTGGCGGCCTTCGCGGCGCGCCGTCGCTGGCTCACCGACGCCTGGGATCGCAAGAGCAAGCCCGAGTACAACGGCAAGCAGATTCCGCCCGAGACCACGCCCCGCGGCTTGCCGTGGTCGATACTGCTGTGGCGCTGCGGCCGCGGTTTTGGCAAGACGAAAGCCATCTCGGAATGGCTGTGGTGGGAGCTTTGGCAGGTGCCCGAGCTGATTGGCCACTACCTCGCCGCGACCTCGACCGACGTCGAGGGCACGATATTCGAAGGCGTGTCTGGGCTTCAGGCCGTGGTGCCGGCAGAATGCTTGCGCGGCGCCAGCTGGGCGAAGGCATACCGCGCCGGCAAGCGGCCACGGCTCTATCTAGCCAACGGCTCGATGATCAAAGGCTTCGCGACCTTCGAAGAGGGCGAGCGCATGCGCGGCCCGCAGTGCCACCGGCTCGGCGGGGACGAGTTCGCGGCCTGGGACCGGCCCGCCGGCAATGCCGAGAAGGCCTTTGACAACGCCATGTTCGGCGTTCGGCTGAAGAGCCCCGACGGCTCGCCGGCGCGCGCGGTGTTCGGGACCACGCCGAAGCCGAATCCTTTCCTCAAGAACTTGGAGAAGCGGCCGGACGTCATCACGATCACGGGCTCGACATACGAGAACCTTCCAAACCTCGATCCCGCGTTCAGGAACACGATCCTGTCCAAGGAAGGGACACAGATCGGAAAGCAGGAGATCCACGGCGAATACCTCGACGACCAGTCGGGCGCGATCATCAAGCGCGGCTGGTTCCGCCTTTGGCCGTACCGCGGCCTCGACGGCAAGATCAAGAAATTCCCCGAATTCTCCTATGTGCTGATCAGCCTCGACACGGCATCGGAGGAGGAGAACTACGACTGGGACGCCAAGAAGCGAGAGGTCAAGATCGACTACACGGCCGCGACCGTGTGGGGAATCTTCAACACCAAGCAATGCTTCACGGCCGAGGAGTTGCGCCGGCTCCAGGTGCGCCATCCCTACGCCGCGGTGCTGCTCGACTGCTGGGCCATCCGGTACGGGTTCCCGGACCTGCTCGAGAAAGCCCGGGAGATGATGCGGACCAAGTACGGCGCCAACCCGGGCCGGAAGCCCGACATCATGCTGATCGAGAACAAGTCCTCGGGCATCCAGCTGCGGCAGATGATGGTCAACTACGGGGCGCCGACATGGCCCTACAACCCCGGCAATATGTCGAAGACCATGCGGCTCCACGCGGCCTCGCCCTACATCAAGCAGGGCGGGCTCTTCATCCCCGAGAGCACCGTGGCGGCGCGCCTCGGCCAGCCCCGGGACTGGGTCGAGCCATTCCTGGACCAGGTCACGGCGTTCCAGGGCGAGGGCTCGACCGAGTACGACGATTATGTCGACAGCCTGTCGCAGGCGGTGATATATCTCGGAGCGAAGAGCTTTCTCGCCATTTCGCCCCAGGAGTTGCCCGACCCCGACCCCGAGGAGAAGAAAGCGGAGGCCGAGGAGGCGGCGAAGCGGGAGCGGGAGCGCGAGAAGGCCAGAATTAACCCCTATGGCGTTTGACCGGAGCGTCGAGCACATCATGTCATACCGCGACACAGCATTGGAACTTGCCGTCAAAGCGATGCCCGGGCGTGACCCGGCAGCGATCGCGGAGGCCGCCCGCATCTTCGAGCGATATCTGACAGGCGAGACCGCCGCAGACCAGCGCCCCGCCGGCGCGGCGAAGATCGGCGACGACGTCAGGATCCTCAAGATTAACGATACTCTAGCTAAGCTTGAAGGCTCAGTGATCGTGCTGGCGCGCGCCATCCACGCCACCCGCATGATGAGCGCATTCGAGGGCGAGGTTATTCGAGAAGGCGTGGATCTCGTCGCGAATTGTCAACTAGTCACTCTAAACGACTTGATGGGGACAATTCGCCTGCGCGAGCAGAGCGCGGCACAGGTCAAGCTCTCGACGCCGATACCGCGCGGACGCCGGAGCCGCAGTCCTGCCCGCAAGAAGACGCGCGCATGAACCGGCGGGACCTGCTGAAGTCGCTGCTGGCGGTCGCGGGCGCGAGCGTCGCCGCAACCACCATGATGACGCCAGAGGCCGTCGTGGCCGCGGTAGCCGGGAAACCAGTCACGCTGCCGTGGCTACCGTGCGACGGGCGCGATGTGGACCAAGCGGCCTACCGTGAACTATTCCAAGTTTTGGCGGACATGCCTCCTGAGATCTATCAGCGCGAGTCCCTCAGCGAGAGCGACTTCAGCATCCCGAATCTCGGCTCTCACGCGTTCAATATTCAGATTCACCACTTTCGCACGACGAGATCAGCCACCCCCGCGCCGATCCAGTGCCGATACTGGATCAAGGCGACCAGCGATGGAGGCCCGATTCCGGTCGGCACGATCGTCCTGATCGCGGGCGAGCCAGGCAAGCCGATCGGCGCTGAGATCGCGGTATGAGCGGCGGCCCCTACGCGCTCCGCTTCGGCCCCGAGATCCTGAAGTCCGGCGTCTACCTCAGGCGCAAGAAGATCGCGCCCCGGGTCGCGGTCAAACTCGCGGCCATGGCGATCCCGGTGGCCGAGATGGAGAAGGCGGCGGGCGAAGCCCTGGTGCTGCTCGAGGGCCTGCAGCGCGACACCGCGGTGCGTCTGCCGTATGCGAACTTCGATCAGGTTCTGGCGGACCTGAGAAAGGCGGTCGGTACGTGACCGACCCAGACGAAGAACCGAGAGTGATCAGCATTCGGCTGCAGATGCCATGGTGGCTAAGCCGCTTTGCGCTAAAGCACTTCTTGCGCGGTGCGAAACAGCGGGCCGAGGTCACGGGAAAATCAAGTTCCTCTCGCAAGCTACTGGGCGGTAAGTTGGAGATCCTTACCGTGGTCGAGGGTGTCCATGACGCCGCGCCGCCGAAGGCGTGACCGCGGCATCGAGCCCGTGATCGACGCCGAGACATCGCGGCGCCTGGGCGAGCGCGCCAGCCAGATCGGTGATGTCCGCGTGCTCCGCGCGCAGCAGGCAGCGATTGACGACGAGGCCACGCGCAAGCAGCGGCTCTCCCGCGACCTCGCCCACCTCTACCTCCGCGACATCTACGTCGACGACAAGCTGGACGTGCCGGCGAAGCTCCTGGAGATGACGGGCGAGCACGAGGGCGTGTGGCGCCGGGTGCGCGACGGCATGCTGCCGCCACGCCGAGACATCCTCGACCAGAAGAGCTTCCGCGAGGTCAGGGTTCGGTCGACCACGGCCGAGGCGCTGCTGCGCCGCGACCGGCCGGTATCGTCAAGTGCATAACCCAGAATCGGTCACGGAACGTTCGCGGAACCATGCTTATCCGGTTGTTACCCATGAACTAGGAGCGCGGGATGAATAGCTTCCACTGGGTCACGATGGTCGTTCTGGCGATGTGGACACTTGCGAAGATAGCTCATCGCTACAAAAGCCCCGCCGAACGAAAATCTATCGCAGATGATCGTCGACGGTGCGACGAACACAATGAAAAGATGAACCAGCACTATAGGCGCATGAACACGTTCTATGGGCGTTCATATGAAAAGATCGATGAGGGCTGGTGGTCAGAAGATGTAACACTTTTATCTAAATATGCCGGCCTTGTTGCCAGATGGAAGCCCGGCGGAGACCTTTTCAGGAATGAAATCGGAACCACTGGGTGATAACCGGATAAGCACGCGCGGAACCATACCAAAGTAGGAGAGACGCCATGATGGTGCTGCCGCCCATGCACCCGGTGCAGAGTTCGAACCTGGAAGCCGTGGGCCACGACGGCCACCACCTGTACGTCCGGTTCCACCCGAGCACGAAGACCGGCGTACAGGTGATCGGGCGCTACCTCAACGTGCCGGCGGAGCACTTCGACCACATCCGGGATGGCCGCAGCCCCGGCCAGTACCTCGACAGCGCGATCAAGAAGGGCGGCTTCACCTGGGAGAAATTGCAATGAGAGTGACGTGCGCCGATTGCGGCGCCACCTACCTCGACGAAGACCGGCTCACCTACTGCCCCCATGAGCCGATCATGGCAGCCGATGACCTTGAGCAGAAAAAGACTGCGCTGGCGCTGCTGGAGCACGACATCTGCTTCCTTCATCAGCCGGACGGCCCGACTCACCGCGTTCAGTCTGTCGGCTGGAACGGCATGGTCACGCTTAACGACATGGTTGGCGAGTTCGCTCCCCATCTCTTCGCCATCGCCCAGGACCGCCGCCGTGGCTAACGCCGGCCTGAAGGCGCTAGACGAGCGCTGGCGCTATTGGCAGGAATCCGTCAGAGCCGCCGTTGCCGCCTGGGAAGATGACCACGAGCGCCGCATGGCGGCCGACCCACAATACCGCCGCCAGCAAGAGGCGCTGGCCGCCGAGTATGAGCGGATTTTCAACAACAGCCGCCAAATGGTAGAAGGGGATCTATGAGCGACATCGCGCAGGCCGACGCGCCCAAGCCCCGCTTCATCACCGAGGTCTTGGTCAACCCGAAGTGGGAGGTCACGACCTTCATGTACGACGGGCGCCACATCGCCGTGCTCGGGATACCGCACCCGCGGCATGGCCAGATCGACCTCGCGATGCCGTGGGTCAGCCTGCGCGAGCTCGGCACCGCGATGATCCGCATGGCGGAGCAGCACGAGGAACAGGCGAAGGCGAAATAACCAGGAGTCGTGTATAGTGGCGCGCATACGCCCCGGCGAGGCTCGGGAGACCCGCACCCCGTCCACGAGGACGATGAATGCCCGAGACCCAGCAGACCGAACTCCCGCCCGACCGTAGAGGTCCTGGTTCAGGACCACCCGGGGACACCGGCGACACCGTCGCGGAATACCTGGACCCGGGCGATGACGACCAAGACAACGACGACTACACGGTAACGATCGACGGCGAAGACCTCGTCGTCACCATCGGTGAGCCCTACGAGCCACCCAGGAACCAAGACCAGATCGAGTTCTACGCCAACTTGGCCGCCTATCTCGAGGACCGGCTCAAGCAGTCGCTGGCCACCGACACGCTGCAGAAGATCGAGCAGGACAAGGAAGCGCGGAAGAAGGGCCAGGAGGACTACGAGGAGGGCATCCGCCGCACCGGCCTGGGCAAGGACGCGCCGGGCGGTGCCGAGTTCGAGGGTGCATCGCGCGCGGTCCACCCCGGTCTCACGGACGCGTGCATCGACTACGAGGCCAGGGTTATCAAGGAGCTGATGCCGCCCGCGGGCCCGGTCAAGCAGAAGATCGTCGGCGTCGCCACACGGGCCAAGACCGAGCGCGCCAAGCGCAAGGTCGAGCACATGAACTGGCAGATCACGACGCAGATCAAAGAGGGCTTCAGCGTCTTGGAGACCATGTTCACCCAGGTCCCGCTCGCGGGTGCCCAGTATGTCGACCAGACTTGGGATCACCGGCTCGGCCGGCCGCGCTGGGAGTATATCCCGAAGGACCGGTGCCACTATCCCTTCGGCGCCGCGAACTGGCACTCCGCCAACCGCCGGACAGTCGAGCGCCCGATGTCGGCCGTCGACTATAAGCACAAGGTCAAATACGGCGTCTACATCGACCTCGACTTCGGCGAGACCGCGACCCGGCCGGAGCAGACCCCGGCCGAGAAGGCCAGCGACCGCGTGCAGGGCAAGGACGAGCCGGCGCTCAACATCGACGGCGACCGCACGATCTTCGAGACCACGGAGCTGATCGAGATCGATGCCGACCTAGCCCAGGCGCTACAAGATCTGGGCGGGGACGAGCAGGAGGGCGACATCCGGCCCTTCATGATCTCGATCGACGAGCAGACGCGCGAGATGTGCGCGATGTACCGCTGCTGGGAGGAGGACGACGACACCTACGAGCCGATCGAGCACACGTTCGAGTTCCCGTTCATCTATTGGCGCGGCGGCAACGTCGGGCTCCCGCACATCATCGGGACCCTATCGGGAGCGGCCACGGGGTCGCTCCGCGCGCTCCTGGACAGTGCCCACATCGCCAACGCGGCCACGGGCGTGATGCTCAAGGGCTCGGGCACCCGCGGCCAGACCGTGCGGCCGAACATCGGCGAACTGACCGAAATCGACCGCGGCCTCGAGGTCGACGACATCCGGAAGCTCGTGATGGAGTTTCCGGGCAAGGGCCCGAGCCCGGTCCTGTTCCAACTCCTGGGCTTCCTGACCGACGCGCTCAAGAACACCGTCCGGACCTCGCTCGACGAGGTCGCGTCAGACCAGTCGCCGAACACCCCCGTCGGGACCACGATGGCGCGGCTCGAGGAGGGCATGACGGTCTTCTCGGCGATCCACCGCCGCGTCCACGCGAGCTTCAACCGCTTGCTCATGGGCCTGCACCGGCTCAACCGCCTCTACCTGCCCGACCGCCTCGCGGTCGATGACAACGGACGCGAGATCCTGGTCTATCGCCGGGATTACGAGGGCCCGTGCAACATCGAGCCCACGAGTGACCCGACGATCTACTCGGACCAGCAGCGCTTCGCCCAGGTGACGGCGGTCCAGCAGCGCGCGCAGGTGCTACCGCAGGTCTACAAGATCCGCGAAGTCGAGATGTGGTTCCTGAAGTGGCTCAAGATCCCGGACCCGGAGCAATTCCTTCAGGACATCCCGCAGCCGCACGAGCTCAACGCCGTCAACGAGAACCTGTCGCTCCTGATGGGGAAACCCGTGGTCGCGTTCCCGGACCAGGATCATGCCGCGCACCTCGAAGTCCTGATGGACTTCATGCAGGCCGTGGCGTTAAATCCAGGTTCGCCACCCATGATTGCGCAGAAGTTCCTGCCGGGCGCCATGCAGCACGCGGTCGAGCACATCGGATACCTCTACGTCGGCCAGACCACGGATCTGATCCAACAGGCTGCCGGCCGTGACGTCGTCGACCTGATGTCGTCCGACGACAAGGTCAAGCAGCGGTTCGACCAACTCTTGGCCGTGGCGTCCAAGCGGGTGATCCCGCAGTACATGCAGATGATCGCCAGGGCGATGCCGCTGCTTCAGAAGGCACAGCAGTTGCTGTCGTCGATGCAGCCGCAGGCGCCGATGGATCCGGCCGCGATGGCGGCGCAGGCGGCCGCGATGGCGGAGACGAAGCGCAAGACGACGGCGGATCAGGCGAGCGCCCAGAACGATCAGCAGCGCAACGCGCTCCTGGCCGAGCAGAACGAGATCCGGCGCGAGCAGATCCAGGTCGAGAGCGCGACCAAGATCGCGACAACCAGCGCCGACAACCAGACCGCCGAAGATATTTCGACTCAGCGGCTGAACCGCGGGCAGGCCCCGGGCTTCACGACAGGCGAATCCATGGTAGGAGCATGACGATGACAGCAAAGCACACCACGACGATGAACGACCTATGGGGAAAGATCAGCGACTACTTCCAGCCGCAGATCACGGAGCTTTCGCTGTTCGCCATTTGGGAAGTCGAGACTGGCCACTACGTGCTGCACTTTCCGCGAGAACCGACCGGCCCCGATGGAAAATGCCGAGGCGTCTGGCTTTTCGACTGCATCGATATCCAGGACAACATGCACCTCTTCGACCCTTTCGTGGTCGCGATGGTGGCGACCGCGCTGTCGACGGCTGACAAGCGCTGGGATGCGGCCGCGATTGAGGAGGCAGTACACGAGGCCGCGCGCACGTATTGCTCCAGGATCTATAGGCGGGTCCCACAAGATCCGGAGCACAACCATCTGACCAACCGCGAGGCGCGGGAGCGCTACATCGCCTCCGCGCTCGCGCGCGTGTACCCGATGTTCTTCGTGAGCAAAGACGGCGCGGCGCAGAAGCGCGACAATCCGGCGTTGCCGGCTCCGGGCGTCAAGGCGCTGTCAGGGGTCAGCAATCTCGATTTCCAGATGAAGCACATGTGCGACGACGAAACCATGTCGGCGATGATCCAAAGCGCCGGCAACATCGCGCGCATGCTTGCCGCCATCACCAAGAACCCTAAGTTCATCCGTCGGGCCGAGCCCGGCGATACCACGATCGCGGCTCAAGTCGCGGTGCTGCGCACGATCGAGCGGCAACTCCTCGATGTCTATGTATCGTCCGAACGCGACAAGGGCGCGCCGGTGGTCGAGCCCGCCCGGCCCGACCGGAAGCCGGCGGGGAGCCGCTGGTGATGACGGGGCCATTCTCAAACCAGCCTGATGCCGGAGCGGGCCTGACCGAGAAGTCGCTTGAGGAAGCGCTCGATGCTATGCGCGCCCAGATGCGGGCGCCGCTCACGGCGCACCCAACGCATTTCATCGTGTCGCCCGAAGTCTGGGAAGCCTATGGTGGCGATGCGGACGCGATCCGGCGAGATTTCGAGCGCGCGATGGCAGGCGTCTACCTGTCCGAGATGGTGAGGAAACCGTGAAATCGATCGAGGACAACGTCGTAAAAGGCCCAGGACACGACCGCGGGGATGTCTTGAGCGGCCTATCCTTGGCACAGGCCATGGCGGTGATGCTTGTCGGCGGTGCGGAGCAGGAGGGTATTCGTGATCTCGCCGGCCTACAGAAGATTGTCGATGACGTCAGAGAGTTCCTGCCGCAAGCGATTCAACTCTGCGCTGCGCCATGAAGACGATCGAGGACTTGGTCGCGGCGATCGAGGCCCGCTACCCGTGCGTCGACGGGATCTACCACGCCCGCTGCCAGACGGGCGACGAGTACGTGATCATCGGCGACCCAAAACACGATCCCAAGGTGGAAGCGCCGCTCTACGTCGACAAGAACCCACCGCCGGGCACGTGCCCGTATGGCGCCCAGGAACTGTCGCCCGACCTCGAGACCGCGCTCTGGCGCGCGTTGGCGTGCTTCAACCTCTACGCCGACTGGTGGCACCGCGAGCACCCGGGCGAGAACCCGAAGCTCTACTGGCGCTACGCCGGCACGCGCGCATTCCTGCAGGAGCGGACCAAGAAGGGCCGGCGCGGTGCCGTGACCTATCGCTGCTACATCCGCATGCGGCTGGCGCTCTCGGCGAAGCCGGTGCTAGCCGAGCAGCCGGAGATCGCGGGCGCGTTCCCGCCAGTGCCCGACGCCGAGATGTGGGACGACCAGAAGCTATGAAGACCGGGCCTCGATCAATGCACTTGCTCGGTAGGGCTTTGGTCGACGGACACGTCGCGGCCGAGCCTTCATGGTGGGCTACCAAGTATCTGACTCGCGCCAGCTATCTGGTGAAGAAACGTGACGGGCGTTTCTACCCGACCACCATCGGCGCGCATGTATATCAGGAAGCGGTGAAGGCGGATCCGAGTTGTCGTTATGTGCCGGGGAGTGGAGAGAAGCCATGACGCCGCAGCAGATCCGCGACCAGCTCTCGGGCTTCATCCAGAAGTCCGGTATCCCGCGTTCGCACTGCGAGACCGGCGAGCCCTACGTCTTCTTCAAGGTCTTCAACGCGCTCTCGGCCGACGATGCCATGAAGGCGCTGTGCTCAAAGCTCATGGACTATGCCGCGACGCGGGACGGGATCCTCTACTGGCGTCGGCTGCCAAGCAGCGAGCCCGACCACGCCAACCCAGGCCGCTGGCGCGCAGATGCCCGCATGGTCATATCCAGCAAGCCGGAGCTCGACGCCGAGGCGCTCCGGTCTAGCCGAGCCTTCGGCGACTCGCTGATACCGCGTAACCTCGAAAGGGAAAACCAAGATGGCTAAGGGTTCGGACTATAACGACAGCCACCTGTCGCAGGGTGGCGCAGAGAAGCCGAAGGGGCCAATCAGCCAGCATAAGCGCTTGGCTCTTGGGGAGAAGGTCGATGGCAAGACCAACCCGAACGGCGCGAAGCCGGACACGTCGAAGAAGGTCAATTGCAGCTATTGACCTGAGACCGGGATGGCCGCATAGTCGGCTGGTCATAACCCCGCCCGCAGACGAAGCACGGCGGAGGCTCCTCAAGGGCCTCCGCCGTTGCCGTTTCAGACGACCTTGAGCTTGTGGGCCTCTGACTTCCCCTCACGCCCTGGCTTGATCTCGAATTGGACGCGCTGGCCCTCGCGCAGCTCCGCGATGCCGGATTCCTCGACCTGCCGAGCGTGGACGAAGACGTCCTTCTTGCCGGCGCCGATTTCGATGAAGCCGTAGCCCTTGTCCTGATTGAACCATTTGACGGTCCCGGTCGAGAGAGTCGACATGTAACCCTATCTCCTGCTGATCGGCGCCAACGCGCCGATGGTTGGTGGTGAAGGTGGTTGGCGCTTCGGCGGCGGTTGAAGCCGCTGCTGCGCCCAAGTGTCGAGGTCGGCTTTGCTGTAGAGCGCGCGGCCACCGCTGGGCTCCGTGACGACATAGGTCGGACCTTTGTCAGCCGACGCCATGTCGGCCAGTGTCCTATGGGAAATCCGGAACCACCGCGAGGTCAGGTAGGCGGCGGCTTCCTTGCGCTCGAGCAGACGTGTGTCGGTCGCGGCTTCGGCCATGGTTCTCGCTCTCGGCTTCGACGGCGACGCCCGGGGAATTCTTCCGGTGGACGGCGGTGCACGCCCTCCCTAACGCGTCAGTTTCGTTTTACCCCCGTCGGGAGCGCCGTGCAAGCAATCGGTAGCGCTCGCCCACAATCGTGAGCGCCAGATATGGCTTGCACTAAAGGGTCGCGACCCGCAACCCTTGCGCGGATGAAGACATTCTTCGAGATCGAGTGCGACAAGGAGATCGCCAAGTGTAAAGACGCGGCTATCGTCGGCGACGTCGATCCTGTCAGGATTGCGAAGCTCCAGGCCCGCGCCAAGGCGTTCGAAGACGCGAAGGAAGTCATGAAGAGAGCGACACGCCAGGACATTGAGGAAGCGGCATGAGCGGTGCGCTGCTGAAGGCGACGGAGCGCGAGGTCGCGGAGTTGGCGCCAGCCAAGCATACCCCATCGGGCGCGACCCCGACCCTGGCCAGCGGCAACGCGATCGAGTTCCGCTATGCCTCGATCGCCGAAGCTTTCCCGGAGGTCGACCCCGGCGTCCGGCCGTTCGGCCAGCTCGTGCTGGTCCAGATCCGTCAGCCGAAGCGCAAGACCCGTGGTGGCATCATCCTGACCGCCGACGATCGGACCACCGAGCACTATGCCACTCAGGTCGCGAAGGTCGTGGCGATCGGTGACGGGTGCTTCCGTGACCGCAAGACCGGCGAGACATGGTTCGAGGGCGCGTGGTGCCGGGTCGGAGATTTCGTCCGCGTGCCCAAGTACCAGGGGGACCGGATCCCGGTCCCGTATACCAACGACGCCGGCGAGAAGGACGAGGTCGTTTTCGTCCTGTTCAAGGACTTGGCGCTTCTGGGCGAGTACACCGGCGATCCGTGCGCCGTGAAAGCTTTTAATTAGCCATGGCTGGCGAGCAAGTCCTCACCGAGCACGATGACGACCGCGCAGGCGGTACGGTCATCGACGCCACGATCCCGCCCGGTATCGCGGGCAACCGCGACGGCGCCCCGCGCCAGCCCCAGGCACGCCAGCCCGAGGAAGAGTTCGAAGTCATCCTCGACGACGGCGAAGGCGGTGGTGGTGAAGGCGGCGGCGAGGGCCGCGTCACGACCGAGGAAGTCGGCGCCCGGCCGGTGCTCGAGCAGCAGCAGCGCCGCGCCGAAGGCGGCAAGGTCTACTCGCGCGAAGAGATCGAGCAGATGTCGCCCGAGCAGCGCCGCCGCGCTTGGCGAGACATGCCGCGCGAGGAGCAGCGGCTCAACCGCCCGCTCGACCGCGCACGCCGCAAGGATAACGCGCTCCTGGGCAAGCGCGAGAACGACGAGCTCAAGGGAATCGTCTCGCGCCAGCAGGAGACGATCGAGCAGCTGACGGCGCGCGTCAACGGCTTCGCGCCGAAGTTCGGCGAGTTCGAGAAGAGCCAAGTCCAGTCCCGGCTCCAAAACGTCAACGGCCAACTGGCCGATGTCGAGCGCTCACTTGCCGACGGCCGGCGTCGCATGGCCGCGGCCATGGGCGAGCAGGACCACGAGGCGGTCTCGAGGATCATCGAAGAGCAGGGCACGGCGTTCATCAAACGCGCCCAGCTCCAGAATGCCAAGCAGCAGTTCGAGCAGCAGCTCAACGCCGCACCGGCCGCCGGTGGCGACCAAGCGGGTGCGCGCCGCGACGCCGGCGGCGGTGACCAACAGCAGCAGCGCCGCCAGGAGCAGCAGCAGCCGCGCCAGAAGAGCCGCGAGGAGCTTGAGTTCAAGCGCGACTTCCAAGAGGAGTTCCCGCAGTTCAACAACGAGGACCCGGACGACGAGGACTCGCAGCTCGTGATCCACCTCGATGGCCAAGTGGCCAGGAGGTTCAATCCCGCGACGCCGGAGTATTGGGAAGAACTCCGCGACCGGATCGAGGAACACCTGCCGCATTGGTTCGATCGGCAGTCGCGCGGGCGCCAGGGCGGCAACGGACGGCAGCAGGCCCAGGGGCGGCAGCAGACCTCGGGTCAGCGCCAACAGACGAATGGCCAGCAGATGCGCCGCGGACCCGCCACGGGCGCCGGCGGCGAAGCCACGCCGGGCCCAGGCCAGAAGACCCAAGTCAAACTCAGCAAGGAACGACGCGACGCGATGGTTTTGGCGAACGTGCTCGATCGCGACGGCACCACGGTGATCGACAAGCCAAAGTTCAGACGCATGATCGCGAAGTACCAGGAATTCGATCGCGAGCAGTCGGGACGGTTGACCGCATGACGCATCCGGACGCGGAATCGAGCGAGCCACGCGGAGTGGCGGACCAGGGGCAAGAGCGGGCCGGGAGCCCGCGTGCCGCACGGACCGCCTCACGCCGGGCCGCCGAAGACACGCGTGGAAACCGGGAAGAGCGTCACGCCGATGACCGCGAAGCCCAGGATCGCGAGACCGCCGAGGACCGGGAGATGAACGAGGCCGAGCGCCTCGAATTCTTCAAGACGTCCTTGATGCAGGAACTGCTACCGTCGTTGCCCAAGATTCCGGGCTACCACGTCTGTTGGATCACGACCACGCACAAGACCGACACCGTCGCCTTCCGGATCCGCTGCGGATATTCGCTCATCCACGCATCGGAATTCCCTGGCTTTGACGGCTCGTACTTGAAGGCCGGCGATTACGCCGGCGTCGTGTCGTGCAACGAGATGTTGGCGGCCAAGATCCCGCTCTCGCTCTTCAACAAGTATATGGCCCACGTCCACCACACCCTGCCGAACGAGCAGGCGGACAAGATCCGGGTCAACATCGAGTTGATGAAGCAGAAGGCCAAGGCCATGGGCGCGGATCTGATCGAGGGCGACGGCACCGAAGAGCTCAGAGCAAGAGCACGGTCGATGCCGCCGTTGACCGAATAGGTCGCGCGCTGACTTCGCCGTGCTTCCGGGAACCCAGGAGGCACGATCATGGCATTGCTTTCGTCACCCTACGGCTTCAAGCCGATCAGCGACCAGAGCGGCTTTGCCCCGCGGCCGGTTCGACTCCCGTACAATCCCGGCGTCTCCGGCGGTATCGCGAGCGGTCAGGTCGGCAACATCTTCAAGTACCAACCTGTGGCGATCAATACCGCGACGGGCACGATCGTCCCGGTCACGAACCCCGGCGGCGTGCCGCAGAAGATCTACGGCATCTTCTCCGGCGTCGAGTACACACCGCTCGGCGGTCGCCCCGCGGTCTCGCCCTACTGGCCCTCGGGCACGGTCTATGACCCGACGCTCGACATGCTGGTCTACATCTGGCCGTTCTGGCTCCCCAGCTTGCGCTTCAAGGTCCAGGCCGACGGCTCCGTGCCGCAGGCCCTCCTGGGCTCGCAGTTCAACATCACGAATCCGGTCGCGGGCGTCATCAACGGCGGTGTCGGCCTAAGCCAGGCCACGGTCGGGGCCGCGGGTGTCGGCGCCGGCGCGCAGGGCCAGTTCGCCTTGACCGAGTTCGCCACCGATGTCGCGGTCGCGGGCCAGGGCTCGAGCCTGCCCGGCGACGCCTTCACCGATCTCATCATGACCATCGCGCTGCCGCAGGTCGGCCTCGGCATCCAGGCCTCGGCCGGCTGATCCCGCGCGTAACTAGGAGAACAGGAGAGAACCTATGGCAGCCCCGATGCGCTCCACAGATTTCCGCGCCATCGTTGAGCCGATCCTCAACGAGGAATTCGACGGCGTCTACGAACAACGCGTGGACGAGTGGCGCGGGCCGTTCCGCGAGCAGACCGGCATCGCGCGCAACTACCACGAAGAGCCGGTGCTCTTCGGTTTCGGCGCCGCGCCCGAGCTCCCGGACGGTTCGCCGATCACCTACGATGCCGGTGGCGTGCTGTTCATGAAGCGCTACCAGTACCGGGTCTGGGGCTTGGCCTTCGCCTTGACCCAGGTCCTGGTCGAGGACGGCGATCACATCCGCATCGGCCAGATCTACGCCCGCCACCTGGGCCAGTCCCTGGTGGAGACGACCGAGACCCTGACGGCCAACATCCTGAACCGCGCCTTCAACGCCAACTTCACCGGTGGCGACGGTGTGAGCTTGGTCTCGACCGCGCACCCGATCGCGCCTCCGGCCGGCAGCTTCTCGAACCAGCTCGCCACCGCGGCCGCGATGTCCCAGACCTCGGTCGAGCAAATGCTCGTCCAGGTCCGCGGCGCGGTCGACAACAACGGCAAGAAAATCCGCCTCATGCCCAAGGCGCTGACGTGCGCGCCGGCGAATATCTTTCAGGCCGAGGTCATCCTCAAGTCCGCGCTCCGCACCGGCACGAACAACAACGACGTCAACCCGGTCATCACCATGTCCCTCCTCAAGGAGGGCCAGTACAACATGAGCCGCCTCACCTCCGCCACCGCATGGTGGATCAATACAGACGCGCCGGAAGGTCTCAAGCTCATGGTCCGCCGTGGGCTGAAGCGGAGCATGGAAGGGGACTTTGAAACTGACACTATGCGTTATAAGGCGACAAAACGCGAGATACCGGGCTGGACCGACCCCCGCGCTGTCTTTGGCACTCCGGGTCTCTAGCGGCTGATTTCCTCTAGTTTTTCTCCCTCCATCCCGGTATAAGGATACACCGGTGAGCGAGGGAGAACATAATGAGGCGAGAGCACGAGCAATGCACGGTCGACGGATGCACGAGACCGCACAAGTCCAGGGGATACTGCCAGACGCACTATGCTCAGTGGAGGCGCGGGGCGTTGATAACGCCCGAGATCAGAGCGCGCGATCGGAGCAAGCCAACAGCCTGCTCGGAACCGGATTGCGGATATCCAGTAAAGTCCAAGGGCCTGTGCCAGATGCACTACGCTCGGCGGTTGCGGCATGGGCACACCAAGAGACCGACACGGATAAAGGCGAATCGCGCTCGCTGCAGCGTGGCTGGATGCGACAACTGGCATTATGCTACTGGCCTTTGCAATCGGCACTATCTGCGTTTCCACAAAGCGGCTCAGTTCGGTCTGACCCTGGATCAGGTCGCGGCCATGCTTGTTGCCCAGGAAGGGCGCTGCGCAATCTGCGGCGGCGAAGAGAGCAGTCGCGACGGGTCTTCGGGCAAGCTGCGCGAACTCAACATGGATCATTGCCACGCGAGCGGAAGATCGCGGGCGCTCCTGTGCAATCGCTGCAACCGCGGGCTCGGCTATTTCATGGACGACCCGACCCGATTGCGCGCCGCCATAGCGTACCTGGAGAAGCACGCGCCGTGATGGCGCGGCCTCTCCTGACCGAAGGAGAGGTCTAGTGCACATCCAGGACAACGTCTGCGTGGGGCCGCCGAGCCTGAGCCTGCGGGGGAGCAACCAGGCGTCGCCATATGGGCTGACGGGCGGGGACGACCCGACGCAGCAGCTTGGCGTCGGGCCGATGGCGACGTGCTACACCTGGACGATCACGCCGGCGACGAAGGCGGTGGCGAACTTGGCGGCGCTGCAGGCGCAGGCGGCGGGTGCCGGGCTGGCGCTTGCCGCAGGCGCGGGCGTGACCCTGGATGCCGGGCTGGCGCCGGATGGTTCGGGCCGGACCGTCTACCGCTTCGACGTCCCGCGGTGTGTGTCGTTGACCACGGGCGGCGGCAACAACCTGTCGGGCAGCAATTTCACCATCACGGGCTTCGACCAGTACGCGAAGCTGCAGACGCAGAAGATCGCGGGGCCGAACAACACGACGGTCAATACGAAGAAGGCCTTCCTGTCCGTGCTGTCGATCACCTCGGACACGACCAGTGCCTTGACGGTGTCGGCCGGAACCGCGGACATCTTCGGGCTTCCGCTCCGGTGTCCGGATGCGAGCTATATCGTCTCTGTCAAGGGCAACAACGCCCTGGCGCAGGACGCCGGGACGCTCGTGGCCGCCGATGCCACGACGCCGGCTACGAATGCGACCGGTGACCCGCGCGGCACCTACGCGCCGTCGTTCGCGAGCTCAGGCGCGGCCAAGCTGACGATCTCGCAGTTCCTCGATCCAACCCAAATCGGGCCGATCCAGTCCGCGAGCACTTTGGTCAACGTGCTCGGCGTCACGCCGGTCTGATCCTCACAGGGAGAGCACATCCGATGAAAGCCTTGACGAAATTCCTGGGTCGGCTGGCGCTCCTGGCCCCGCTGGTCTTGGCGGCGGTCGATCCCGCGGCGGCGCAAGTCCAGACGCAGCAGAACGTCATCGAGCCGCTGTTCAAGAACCTGCTCGCCAATGGGCGGCTCGACATCTACCCGGTCGGGACCACGAACGTCTTCACCTCGAGCACGGTGTCGGCGACGCTCACGGGTCTCAACACCACGCCGACCTATCTGGCCGCTCGGTGGGCCACGTGGGCGAATGCCGCCGGTGCCTCGGTCACGGTGGCGAACTCGACCACGACGGGTGTGCCGGCGGGGTTCCAGAACGCGGTCTCGATCACGCGGGCGTCGGGCAACACGAACACGACGCAGATCTGCCATGGCCAGGAACTGCGCAGCGCCGACGTGATCCAGCTTCAGGGTCAGACCCTGGGCTTCTCCGTGTGGGCGACCGCGGGTGCGAACTTCTCGGCCGCGTCGAGCAACGTGACGCTCCAGGCCTTCACCGGCACCGCCACCGACCAGGGCTTGACCACGATGTTGTCGGGCTGGACCGGGCCGCAGACGCCGCTGACAAGCAACCAGGCGATCACGACCACGCCCACGCGTCTCGGCGCGACCTTCACCGTTCCCTTGACCGCGACTGAAATGACGGTTGCGACGTGCTGGACGCCCGTCGGCACCGCGGGCGCGGCCGACACGCTCTTCGTGACCGGACTGCAGCTCGAGCAGGGCGGCAACGTCACGTCGTTCAAGGCCTTGCCGCTGTCGGTCGAGCTCAACTCGAACGTCCTGCCGTACACCTACGCGTTCCAGGACGGCGCCGCGACGCGGCACTTTCCATGCTTCGGTCAAGTCGCCACCGGCACCACGACCGCCATCTACACATGCAACACGCCTGTTCAGATGCGCGCGGTTCCGACCGTGACGGTGCAGACTGCGGCCAGCTTCGCGAGCGCGGTGGCGGCCGGAACGGCGGCGAATTGCACCACGCTTGCCGCGACGGCGACCTCGGCCACTGTCAACTCCATTAGTTTGACCTGCACGACATCCGGCCTGACCACGGCCAGCGGGGTGCCGCTTCTTGGCCAGGCGACGACGGGATGGGTGCTGGCCTCGGCAGACTTCTGGCGCCGCTCGGAGCGCGACCCGCATCGCAAAGGCGGTTTTCGTCCGGTGCGCCCAGCGAACGTAAACCGTCGGCGCCACAGTCGCGCGGCCTGAAACGTGCTATAACGGTCGGCGCCGGCACGGCCGGCCCTGACACAAGGGAGAGACAAGATGGCCGATACCGAGCAGCCGATCACGCGCGAGCCGCCGCCCGCGGCACCTCCCGCCGCGCTGGCGCCAAGCGCAGCGCCCACCGCGGCTGCGCCCGAGCCCGAGCCACCGATCCCTGCGGCGCTCTTGGCGGACGCCGAGCACGCGGCGGCACCGGCAGCGCCGATCGAGCCCGAGCCGGAACCCGTGGACGAGGAGTTCGACGCATGGGTTGCGCGCGGCAAGGCCAGGATCGTGGCAGCGCTTCACGCCGGCAAGCGTATCGAGCCGACGTTCGACGACGTCGCGGCGGCCTTCGTCGCCTTCATGGAACACGTCCGGTACGACGACCCTCACGGAGATCCCGACATGCGTCCAGTCCGCTATGTGGCGACGGCGGCCGATGTCGCCGCCGGGTTCACGCCGCCGATCCCGGTCGACTATCTGCACGTCGACGGCCAGTACGGCTTGACCTACCAAGCGGCCGCTGGAACCGTCGGAGTTGGCGGCACGGTCCAGTTCACGATCGACAACCCGTTCTCGCCGCCTCCCGAGGGTCTGCTGTGGCAGCCGGCTGGCGGTATCGTACTGACGGCCGGTGCGGCGCAGTTCACCGGAGCCGTGATGGCGTTTCGGCTCACGGCGCCGGTGCTCGGCGATATCCTGAAGGTCACACCGCAGGGCGGCAGCCCGGGAGTGTAAATCGTGGGTGTCAGGTATTTGCGCGGCGATTTCCAGTTCCCGCCCTCGTTCGGGTTCTCTGGCAGTGCGCAGGGTCGCCACGACCCTAGGCCGCATCCGGTGCAGGGGAACGACGAGTACGGGCCGCAGGGCCTCGCCGACGGCGGCCAGCCCGACATTCCGGAGCCGAAGAAGCCGAAGGCTCCCAAGGAGCCCATGGTGCCGATGTCGACAGCGGTGCATGCGGCGCGGGGTGCCGCGATCCTGGGCGCGCGCGCGGCGCGGAGCCGCGGGGCGCTCCAGCCGCCGCCAGGACGTGCCGCAGGCGGCCAGCCGCCGCGTGCGGCGGCACCGCCCCCGCCGGCACCAGTGCCGCCCGGTCTACCGGGCCCGACGATGCGCGGGGCGCCGCCGACACAGCCCGGCGCCATGAGGCCGCCGGCACCGCTGGCGCCGAGCCAAGCGCCCGGCATGGGGTTGTCGAAGGGCGGCCGATCCAACCGACGTAGCAAGGGGAAATGACAGTGGCCATTAAGCAGATCAAGGACGGGGCCGATTTCGAGTTCCCCAGCGACTTCGGGTTCACCGGTAGCAGCAGCGACGGACCGAAGACGAAGCCGACTCGCCACCGCGCCGCGCCGCCGCCGCAGCACGACCCAATGCGCAGCGACGAACACCCAGACCACGGGCCGCCGGGCAACAAGAGCCACTTCGCCGAGGGCGGCTCGACCAACATCCACCCGCACGGGCACCGCGTCGTGCACGTGGAGCAGCACCAGGACGGGACCGTGATCCACCATCACGACCACGGCGGAATGTCGGTGCACCACGCCGACGGTCACGTCAGCCACCACGACGCCCATGGCGAGGTCGTGCACGCCCATGGCGGCCCGCCGGCGCCAAATGGCGACATGCAGGACTCGAGCACGCTCGTGGGCAAGATGCAGCGCGGGCACCAGGAGCCGGACGGCGATGAGGGTATGGCCAAGGGCGGCCATGCTGGCGCCGGCGGCAGCTCGCACGAATACGCGATCGGCGGCCGGGCGCGCCTGCCCAGGGGGATGAGACCCCAGGCGGCACGGCCGCGCTCGCCCGTCGGTCACACCCCGCCCATGACCGCGGCCCGGATGCCGACGCCGCGGAACCCTGCGCCAGGCGGTGCCATGGGTATGGGTGTCGAGCCGAGCGCGGAGCCGGATGTTGCCGGGCCCGGCGCTCTGGGTGGCGCGCCGGGCGGCATGAACCGCGGCGGGCGCTTCGGGAAATGATCACGCCATCGGTGGCCAAGGCTCAGATCGAGTCGCTCGAGCAGGCGGCGCGGCTCTGGGAGATGAACCGTGACACTGCGGGATCCCAGGAGGTAGCGGACTTGATGCGGCGCGCGGCACGGCAGATCCAGCGCGTCCTGGATCCGCGGCACGCCGAGCCGGAGCCGGTGCACACGCCGATCCGCTCGCCGGAACCAAGGCTAGACGAAGCCGCTGACGAAACGCGCGGTTGATGGTACAGTCCTGACGCCGCGCCTGCGCCTTGCCGCTGGCGAGTTCCGTGTTCCAGGAGCCCGCCGATGCCTCTTCGCAGCAAGGCACAAAGCGCCGCGATGCATAGCGCCGCCGAAGGGCGGTCGACGCTCGGAATTCCAAAGTCTGTAGGTCAGGAATTCGTCAACGCCAGCCACGGGCAGCGCGTCCGTGATCTACCGGAACGGGTGGCCAAGAAGGCCCAGGGCGGCGCTGTCAGGGACACGTCGTATCCGCCCAAATTCAGGTGGTAGATGCCCGCCACCTCGGGGACGGTCCTAACTTACGTATACGACCAAAGACGGGTGTTTGAGCACGCGGCGCGGCGCGCCGGGCGGACGCAGAGCGCGCTCGTCGGCGAAGACATCGCGATCCTGCAGGACCTGCTCTATACGACGCTGGCGGAATGGGTGAACGCCGGATTCCCGATCTGGACGCGTCAGTATCAGCTCCTGAGCGCCAACATCGGCGCGACCGATGTCCAGACCTTCGCCGGCACGGTCGATGTCTTCCACGCCTATTGGCGGCAATTCAATCCCTACCGCGGGCCGGCCTCGACGCTGACGGGCGCTGACGCCAGCATCCTGTTCGCGGGCGCGCCCAATGCCGACGTGGTGCTGCAGAACCCCGCAGGTGTGGTGGTGAATTTCGGGAGCGTGACCGAGGTCGACACCATCGGGGTGCTCCAGGGCGGCGCGGCCCCGCTCGCCAACGTGGCGCTCCAGGTCTTGACGTCACCCGACGGGGTCAACTTCACGCTGTCCCAGACGCTGCCCTCGACGACGCTGACGCCTGGGCAGTGGTATTACGCGGACCTCCAACCAGCGGTCTTCGCGCAATACGTCAAACTGGCGCTGCCGGGCCAGCAGGTCCTGGCCGAGACCGGGGTCGCGATCCTGGCCGAGACCGGACAGGCGGTGCTGTCCGAGACCACGGGGCCGTGGACGGTCAATCAGTTCATGTTCGGGCTCTCGAACCACACGACGATCGAGCTCGGCAAGCTCAACATGGACGATTACTGGAACCTGCCGAACCTCAACTTCCAGGGCGACCGGTCGGTATCGTGCTTCGTCGACAGACCGTTGGCGCAGCCGGTGATCAAGATCTGGCCGACTCTCAACCAGAACGGCTTCTACAACGGCACCATCGTCGCGCTGGCGCGGCGCTTCATCCAAGACCCCGGCGACATGACCAACGGCGTCGAGGTGCCGCCGCGCTTCCTGGAGGCGCTGCAGTGGAGGCTGGCGGCCAAGGCCATCTATGAGTTTTCCGACGAGGAGAAGAACGGGCAGCCCAGCTACTTCACCCTGATGGCGAAGCAGCAGCGGATCCAGAACGTCGAGCAGGCGGCGCAGAAGGCCGAAATGCTGGCCTGGGCCGAGGAACGCACCGGAGGGCCGCTGCGGATCGCGCCCTCGATCAGAGGATACACCGCCTGATGCCGCTGTACCTCAACACCCGCGGGCGCACCAAGATCGCGATAGGAATCTGTGGGCGCTGCAAAATTAAGTACCCGTACGACGAGCTCGTCGAGGACGGCAACGAGCCTGGTCTATGGGTCTGCAAGGACAAGGGCTGCCGGGATCCGATCGACCCGTGGCGGCTGGCGCCGCGCGAGACCGAGGACATCTCGCTCGAACACGCGCGCCCGGACTTGAAGCTCGGGCTGCAGCAGGGCTCGACTCATGTCTACGCCAACGAGATCCAGGCCGTGCTCGGGACCGGTGGTGGCGTGGCGGTTGGTGTGGGCGGCGGTGGTGGCGACATCGCGCTCGCGCCCCCGGTGGTAAAGCTTTTGCCCGAGATCCCGTGGCAGCCGAACACGACCTTCGCGATCGGGGCCGAGGTGACGCCGGGTGTTGCGACCGGCTTCAACGCCGCCGGGACCGAGATCTGGCGTTTCGTCTGCGTGCTGCCGGGCCAGAGCGGTGCCATGCCGCCGGTGTGGCCGACGAACCAGGGGGTGACGGTCGAGGACGGTACGATCCTGTGGCTCAACAACGGGCTGTTCTTCCCATGAGGCGTCTCTTCGCCATCCTGGCGCTCCTGCTGTTGCCGCTCGCGGCCGCGGCGCAGAACGTGCCCGGCAATGCGCTGCCGCCGGCGTCGACGCTGAACGGGCAGGAGCCGGTCGTCGTCTTCCAGAACGGCCTCGCGCGGCAGACGACGACATCGGCGATCGCCGGGCTCTCGTCCGGCGGTCTGCAGAACATCCCGAGCAACACCGTGTTGTCGAACTTGTCCCTGATAACGGGGTTGCCGATCCCGAACCCGCTGTCGTCGATCATCGACGCCATGGCGTGCACGAACCAGGGCTCTGTGCTGGTCCGCGGCGCGACGACATGGCAATGCCTTCTGCCGGGACCGTCGGGCCAGATCCTGACCGCCAACGGCACCGGCCAGCTGCCGGCCTGGACCTCGTCCGGAACCGGCAGCGTCAACGGGCCAGGCTCGACGACCTCGGGCGACGTCGCGCTCTGGAACAGCAGCAACGGGACGGTGCTCAGCGATTCCGGTCTCTCGATCGCGAACTCGGGTGCGGCGCTGTGCCCGACGAATGCCGTCGGCTGCGTCTATTCCGGCAATCTGACGTCTCAGGGTGCTGTTGCGGTCGGGAGCCCGACCGGCGGCCTGCTGTCCGCGGGTACGGTCAATGCCCAGGCGGTGGACGTCAACAACGTGCCGGTCCTGACCGCAAACCAACTGATCACGCTGTCGGGCGCCGTCACGGGCTCCGGCACGACCGCGATCACGACCACGATTGCCGGCAACAGCATTACGAAGGCGCAGATCGTCAATTCGGCCGCGAATTCTGTGCGCGGCAACAACACGGGGTCGCCGGCGAGCGAGATCGACCTGACGCCGTCCCAGGTCCTGGACATCATCGGCACAAGCCAGGGCGCGCTGCTGACGCGTGGGGCGTCTCTCTGGGCGCTTCTGCCGCCCGGCACCGCGGGGCTTCCGCTGTTGAGCGGCGGCGCCGGTGCGGCGCTCTCCTATGGCACGCTCGGCGTCGGCGCGGGCGGCACAGGATTGACCTCGGGAACGGCGGGCGGCGTCTTGGCCTTCACCGGCACCGGCATCTTGGCGTCATCGGCCGCGCTCACGGCAAACGCGCCGGTGATCGGCGGCGGTGCCGGGGCGCCGACCTCGGGCACGCGCTCGGGCAACACCACCACGTTCGTGACCACGACGGGCACCCAGACGTCGGGCCATTGCGTCTCGATCGACGCCAACGGAAACCACATCGATAACGGTGCCGCCTGCGCGGTCGCGGGTGGCTCGGGCACCGTCAACAGCGGCTCGACTGGCCAAGTAGGCTTCTATTCATCGAGCGGAACCGCGATCTCGGGCACGCCAAACCTCACGATCTCGAGCGGCGTCCTGACGGTTGGGCAGGCGAACTCGATCTTGGGCGAGGTTCTGCTCGAGGGTAGCGCCTCCGGCACCATCACGATCGCACCGCAGGCGACCGCCGGCACCTACAACTTCAATCTGCCGACCGCAGCAGGGTCCAGCGGCCAGCCGCTGCTGAGCGGTGGTGGCGGTGCCGCCGCGATGTCGTTCGGCACGCTTGGCCCGACCGCCGGCGGCACGGGACTCGCGACAGGAACTTCAGGCGGGGTACTGGCATTCACGGGATCGACGACGATAGCGTCATCGACAGTTCTCTCGGCCAACAATCCCGTGATCGGCGGCGGCGCCGGGGTGGCGCCATCCAGCGGCGCGCGCTCGGGCAACACCACTACCTTCGCCACCACATCCGGAAGCCTGACGTCAGGCGACTGCGCGAAGATCGACCCAAACGGCAATATCGTCGACCAGGGCGCAGCCTGTGGCACCGGGTCGGGCACCGTCAACTCGGGCACTGCGGGGCAAATTGCCCGATACGGCACGAGCGGCACGACGCTGTCTGGCACCAACACCTCGGGCACCAGCGCGACCGTCGCTACGGCCGCCGGGGCACTGACGAACGGCCATTGTGCCCAGTTCGATGCCAGCGGCGACGTCATCGACGCCGGGCAGTCGTGCTCGGTCGGCGTCGGCAGCGGCGTCACGTCCGTCACGGCAGGCAATGGCCTCACGGTTTCGCCCGGCAGCACCGGCGGCGCGATCACGACGACCGGGACCGTGACGGTCTCGAATCTCGTCAATGCGCAGACGGGCACGTCATACGCAGTCGCGAACAGCGACCAGGGCAAACTGGTCACGTTCAGCAACGCATCAGCCGTCGGAGTGACGATCGCGCAAGCCGGGCAGAGCGGCAGCTTTCTTTCCGGGTGGAGCGCCGACTTCGAGAACCTCGGCGCCGGTACGGTCACGGTCACGCCGACGACCAGCCGCATCGACGGCGGCACATCGATCGCGCTGACGACCAACCAGGGCGTCCGGATCTTCTCGGATGGCTCGAACTACGAGACGCAGCGCGGGATCGGTGGCGCCAGTGGCCCATCGGCCACCAAGGTCACGCTCTTCAACAGCAGCGGCACGTACACACCTGCCACGGGCGCGGTCGCTACTTGCGTTCTGGTGGTCGGCGGCGGCGGGGGTGGTGGCGGTGGAGCGCAGACGACTTCCGGGACGGCAGCGAGCGGCGGCGCAGGCGGCGGCGGAGCCAGCCCCGTCTATTCATGTTTTCGTACCAGTGATCTAGGCGGAAGCGTCACGGTCACGGTCGGTGGGGCGGGCACGGCGGGGACGGGCGCCACAGCTACCAGCACTGGCGGCGCCAACGGCGGTCAGGGCGGTGTCTCGAAATTCGGAACATTTATTGGTGCTGGCGGCGGCGGCGGCGGTCAAGGCGGGCAAATCAGCGCGAGCGCGACCAGTGGTGGCGGCGGCGCACCAGGGTTCACAACACTCTCTTCCGGCTCCACAGCGGGTAACGGTGGCACAATCGGGGCAGGAAACCAGCTCACCGTTGGTTCCAACGGCAACCAAGGGAGCACGTTCTCTAATGCCACGCTCTACGGCGGCGGCAGCGCCGGTGGCGGTTGCAGTACGTCGAATGGTGGTGGCGGCGGCGCCGCTATTTGGGGTGCGACTGGTGGTGGCAACGGCGGGTGGATTACGGCCACACCGGCCCAGGAGCCCGGGGGTAACGGCGGCGTAAATCCATGGGGTACGGGTGGCGTAGGCGCGGCTGCAAACACGAGTGCAACGCCTCAGTCGAGCCAACCAACCGGCGGCGTAGGAAATGGCGGCGGCGGCGGCGGCTCCTCGATCACCACCACCGGCGGCGCTGGCGCGGCCGGGCAGTTCCCGGGTGGTGGCGGCGGCGGCGGCGGTTCGGCTCTCAACGGGAGTACCGGCGGTGGTGGCGCATTGGGCGGCGGCGGCCAGGTCGTGACGTGGGAGTATTTCTGATGAAGAGTCTTCTGTGCGCGATCTTGGCCCTGGCGCTGCTCACAGGCGCGGCCGAGGCCCAGGGCGTCAAGATCTCGGGATTTCCTCCCGCGGGCGCGCTCTCGGGCGGCGAGCTCGTGCTCGGCGACCAAGCCGGGGTCACGAGCACGTTCACGGCACTGCAGATCAAGGCCTTCACCAACACGATGGCCGCGATCGTCGGCGGCACGATGGACAATGTCGTGGTCGGCGGCATCACGCCCGCGTCTGGGACCTTCAGCAGCCTGCGGAGCGCGGGCGCGATCCTGACCGGCGGCACGATCGACAACACCGTGATCGGCGGCTCGACGCCGGCGGCCGGGACCTTCACGACCTCGAGCTACACCGGTCTCAACATCCCGGGCTCCGGGGTCGGCTTCTATCAACCCGCCACCAGCACGCTCGGCTCGTTCACGAACGGCGCCGAGGTATGGCACGCCGACAGCAGCCAGCATGTGATCTACGGATGTGCCGGCTGCACGAATACGACTCAGGACTTCATCGACCTCCGCAAGAGTGTCTCGGGCGGCACATCGGAGATCCGGGTATCCAACGCCAACACGGCGGCGAGCACCCAGGCTAGCCTCCAGCTCGCGACCGGAACCGCGAGCTCGACCGAGATCCTGTCGCTGGTCGACGGCGCGACACCGACGGCCAAGCTCGCGACCGGCGCGGGCGTCACGGGCGGGATCACGATCGACGCGAGCGCGGCGACGGGCGCGCCGCTCAACCTCAAGGCCAACACGGCGATCGTCGTCCAGTCGCCGGTCAATGTTTCTAACCTGCTTCTAAGCACGGCGGCGCCCACGATCTCGTCTGGCTTCGGCTCAACGCCGTCCGTGACCTTGAGCAACGGCACGGCGGCTTTCCGGGTCAATGTCGGGACCGGCGGCTCCGCGACCTCGGGCGTGATCGGCTTGCCGACGGCGGCGAATGGCTGGAACTGCTACGCGACCGACATCACCACGCAGTCGACGACGGTCTTCCTGACCAAGCAGACGGCGTCATCGGCTAGCTCGGCGACGATCGGTAATTTCAACACGGCGGGCGCCGCTGCGGCATGGGTCGCGAGCGACATCTTGGCCGTGAGCTGCTTCGCGCTCTGATGCCGACCTTTATGACATACGGGTCGCTGATCGGCGACCTGCAGGCGTACCTGGAGCGCGGCGGCAGTGCGGCGACGGACCCGACCGTGTTCGCGCAATTGCCGCGGCTCGTGAACGCGACCGAGCGCAAGATCATCCAGTATCTGAAGCTCCAGGGCTTGCTCGAAGTCTTGACCGATCCCGGCGGCGGCCAAGTCGGGGGATCAATGCTCACCCAGGGCGTCGCCGTCTATACGAAGCCCGACCGGTGGCGTCAGACGGTATCGATGAACTACGGCTCTGGTGGCAACTTCAACCGCAGGACAGCGCTGTTCCCGCGCTCCTACGAGTACTGCCGCGGCTTCTGGCCCGACGACAGCGCCACGGATCCGACGAAGCCGCCGACCTTCTACGCCGACTATGACCTGACGCATTGGCTCATCGTTCCGACACCGGCCGCGAACTTCCCGCTCGAAGCGCTCTGCTACATGCAGCCGCCGCTGCTCGACCCGAGCAACCAGACCAACTTCTTCACCCAATACACGCCCAACTGCCTGCTCTACGGCGCACTGCTGGAGGCCTC